TTGCTCGTACCAACCAGTTCGCTACAGAAGGTTTACGTACCGTCGGCCAATAGTTTCTAGGTGCTTGCAAAAGTTTGCAGACACATATTATAGTTACTGACGTAAGCCGAGTGCTGAAACCTGTCGGGAACCCCCCATTACCGACAGCGTACATAAGGGGTGTAAAACAACAAGAAGCCACCATACTCCTCCGGTGTGGTGCGGTCTAAAGGAGAGTGCCATATGTCAGAGTTTGAAGAATCCTTCTACGATGATGACGACAACGACCAGCCAGTCGAACCACCACAGAACCCTGTGAGGGCGAGAATGAAACAACTGGAAAAGGAAGCCAAAGAACTACGCCGACAAGTGGCAGAGTTCTCACAAGCCTCACGGGAAATGAATTTTGTGAAAGCCGGTATACAAACCGATGACCCAAGATTCAAATACTTCCTTAAAGGCTACGACGGCGAACTAACTCCGGAAGCTATCAGGCGGGCCGCTGAAGAAGCACAGTTGATTACACCCCAAAATAACGTTGTGGACCAAGACAAGCAGGCTTGGCAACAGTCTAACAAGATTGCTGCCGGTAGCGAATCAGCCCCACCTCCCCCATCTTGGGCTAAACGTATTCAGGATGCTCAGTCTGAAGAAGAAGTTTACGCAATCTTTGCAGAGGCACAAGCACAAGGAATAGAACTCTAAACCCCTCTCAAGCAAAGGAATTAAATCATGGCCGATTACTACGCCAACGAAATTAGTACCTCAAGTTTGCAAACCGACCAGGTTGCGTTTGAAAAACTTGCGTACTTCGCACTCCGCCCTGAAATGTACTTCGACCAGTTCGCAGATGTTCAGGCAACCAACGCTACCAACCCTGGTGCATCTATCAAGTTCACAGTTTTTGCTGACCTTGCTGCTGCTACCACACCTCTTGGTGAAGCTGAGGACGTAACACCTGTCTCGATGAGCGACAGCCAAGTTACTGTGACCCTTGAAGAATACGGTAACGCAACTGTTACCACGGCTAAGCTTCGTGCTTCTTCGTTCATGCCTGTTGACCCTGTAGCAGCTCAGGCTGTTGGTTACAACGCTGGTTTGAGCATTGACACGATTGCCCGCAACGTTCTTCAAGCTGGCGACAACGTGCTTTACGCTACCGGTGGTGCTGTTGACCCATCAAGCCGCACAACTATCAACGCTGACGACATTTTGACTATCTCAGATATTCGTCGTGCTGTAGCCCAACTCCGTGGAGCAAACGTTCCGACCATCAACGGTACTTACATCGGGTTCATTCACCCTGACGTACAGTTCGACTTGTTGTCGGCTACTGATGCTGCTGGTTGGCGTGATGCTTACAAGTACACCAATGCGACCCCGTTGATTAACGGTGAAATTGGTCAAATTGATGGTGTTCGTTTCATCGCTTCATCTCGCGCCCCGTTGTTCGCTAACGCATCAAACAACAGCGGTGCATCAGGAACGATTGACTCGTACGGCACACTCATCATGGGTCGTCAGGCTCTTGCTAAGGGTATTTCCCTTGGTGGCGAGTATGGCGCACAGCCAACCATCGTTTACGGTACGGTCACCGACCTCCTCAAGCGTTTCCGCCCTGTCGGCTGGAAGCACTTTGTTGGTTACAGCGTGTTCCGTCAAGAAGCACTTCGTCGTATCGAATCTGCTTCAAGCATTGGTACTAACTCCTAATAGGTTTTAGTCACTTTTAGCATCGGCCCCCTGCTTCGGTGGGGGGCTTTTGCTATTGTGGAGTTATGGCTGATTCTTTGAACTACCAGTCATGGAGCGGATGCGACAACCCTAATTTGGGTTACGGGTCTATGCTCGAAAGCTTTAAAGGGTCTGCCCCAAAAACGGTTGTGTTTAACGATAACGCTTCTGTGCATGTGCATATGAACGTTCCGTATGGTGTTAAAGGCTGGTTTGAAGGTCAGTATCGTGTCTTGTTTTCTATGTGGGAAACAGATGTTTTGCCTGAAGATTTCCGTAGATGGCTACCGCAGTACGACCAGGTTCTAGTCCCATGCCAACACAACCTTGAACTGTTCAGCGAGTTTCATAACAATGTTTCTTACTGCCCGTTGGGGGTGGACAACAAGTTTTGGAAACCTTTAGGTGGTGTACATGAAGGCCCGTACAGGTTTCATGGTGGGGGGTCATTATGGAAACGTAAAGGTTTAGATATCTTGGTTAGAGCTTTTAACGCTTTAGGGTTGCCTGATGCGGAACTGCATATCAAAGCTGCGCCCCACGCTAGAGATACCCCGTCTACAGGTTTGGGTAGGAACATCTTTTTGAATAGGGAATGGATGACACCTATCGAGCAACGTGAATGGTTTAACCAGGCTGACTGTTTTGTTGCTGTGTCCCGTGGCGAAGGGTTCGGGTTGATGCCTTTACAAGCTATCGCTAGTGGTATCCCAACTATCATTTCGGATAGTACAGGCCAAGCACAGTTCACCGATTTGGCTTTCGGTGTGGTTCCGTGCGGTAAATCTAAAGCCGAAACAACAGGGCAATGGGATGAACCTGACCAAAAAGTTCTTGAAGAACTAATGGTCGAAGCGTATGAGAACCGTGATGCTGCTAAAACTAAAGCTAAACAGGGTGTTGTTGGGAGTAAAGCTTTTTCGTGGGATTCTTCTGCCCGCAGGTTTGTTGGTTTGATTCCTACCGGAACGTTACTTTCGGACCCTAAACATGTGCCACCCAACATTTCTGTTGAGATACATACTGTCAGGAAAGTGAACGCCTATATAGGTAACGCGACTTATGTGCTGGAGCCGGACAAAACGTATGTTGTTCCTGAGAATGTTTACAAGGTTTTATCTGATTCGGGCGCTATCCGATAATGCTATTATTGGTTTATGGCAACTTTTAAACCACCCACAGACGATTTCGTTTATTGGGCTGAAAGCTACGAGACAGGGATTATGTCCTATCTGAAACCTGGTCGTCGTGGTCGTAACGTGTTCAAAATGACTGACGGTTCTTTCACCGAGTCGCAACCTTTTGATGACAGTCTTGTCGCCCATATCTATCATGGTGGGCATGTTCATACTTTGACCGCTACTGAGGAAGCTGATTTGATTGCAGCAGGATATGGGGCTTACATTGAAGCATAGGGAAACACATCCGAACCTGAATGTTGAGGGTTGTTTCGGGTGCAGGGTTGCTGGGGTTCATGTCGGGTCTAACTCGACGACTACCCGTGGGGCTGTTGTTGAGGAAACTAATCAGCGTGAGAAACGTTGGAACAGGGATATGCCTGCGTATAAACGTTTGCGTAAACAGGGTTTGCAGCCACGCGCTATTGAGGGTTCCTCGTTGTTAGAAAAACATGCTACTCATAAATGGCAAATAGAAGGTGTTCCACAATGACTATCGAGTATCGCGGCGAACGGTTTGCTGGTTACAATAAGCCTAAAGCCACCCCTGGGGCAAAGAAGTCTCATGCTGTGCTGGCTAAAGAGGGCAGTACGGTTAAGTTGATTCGGTTCGGTCAGCAGGGTGTGAAGGGTTCCCCTGATGGGTCTGCCCGCAATAAGGCTTTCAAGGCTCGTCACGCTAAGAACATTGCCCGTGGCAAGATGTCTGCTGCCTATTGGGCGGATAGGGTTAAATGGTAGGTGCTATACTGCAAATAGTATGGCAGCCCCAGGAATCCAAAATTTAACTTTTGTTAGAGGTGACACCGAAACGGTTCAGGTCACTATGACTTCTGACGGAGCAGCACCCGTAAACATCACAGGAAGGACCTACGCGTCACAACTACGCACAAGTCCTGACATCTCAGCTATCTCCGCTAGTGCAACTTGTTCTATTACTGACGCTGCCAACGGCGTAATGACCGTCTTGTTTACTGCTACATCTACTGCAACTTTAGACCCTGGTTACTATTATTGGGATTTGCAAGAAACAAATGGCGCAACTGTAACAACAGTTTTGCAGGGGACTGTTAACGTTTTGCCTGACGTAACGAGGGTTTAATGGCTACCGTATCGGTAACGCTTACCCGCGCTTTTGAATCTATTGGTGTTGCTGTCGGTCATGTTGTAACTATTGTTGGCTCTGAAGGTGTAGGTCCTATCGGCCCCCAAGGAAACCAAGGCCCCCAAGGCTCTCAAGGCCCCCAAGGTTTTCAAGGTACTCAAGGACCTCAAGGGACCCAAGGATTCCAAGGGTCCACTGGTTCTCAAGGCGCACAGGGTTCCCAAGGCTCCCAAGGGTTCCAAGGACCACAAGGTGCTGTTGGCAGTCAAGGCCCCACAGGTCCTCAAGGATTCCAAGGGGCTACTGGCGCACAAGGAGCCGTAGGCGCTCAAGGTTCAACCGGAGCAACTGGTGCACAAGGTGTACAAGGAGCAACAGGTTCACAGGGTCCTCAGGGATTCCAAGGGCCACAAGGATTCCAGGGTGACACCGGTGCCCAGGGCAGCCAGGGCGCTACGGGTAGTCAAGGGCCGCAAGGTTTTCAAGGTTCGCAAGGGGCTCAAGGAGTAGTGGGAGCGCAGGGTAGCCAAGGGGCAACAGGAGCCCAAGGTGCTACAGGTTCTCAAGGCCCGCAAGGTTTTCAAGGGTTTCAAGGCGCAACAGGACCGCAAGGATTTCAAGGTGACGTTGGTGCGCAAGGTTCCGTAGGTCCACAAGGTTTTCAGGGTACGCAAGGACCGCAGGGTAGCCAGGGTAATACAGGACCTCAAGGGTTTCAAGGTGCGCAGGGACCGCAAGGTGCTGCGTCGACCGTTCCCGGACCGCAAGGTCCTCAAGGACCGCAGGGTGCACAGGGTGCGCAGGGGGC